TGGGGCGGCGAGAAGATCGCCATCACGGATCGCGCGGTCAGTGGCCAGATGACGGTCGATCTGTTGGATACCGAAGAGATCACCTGGCGCACCGATATCAACGCCGTGTCGCTGACTTCTCTCGGTTTCAACCACGGCAACGCGGCGGGCAAGCGTATTGGCGTCTTTGCGCCGCGCGTCCAGCGCACCAATCCGCAGGCGGTGGATGATGATGGCGCAATCATGATTAGCACCGATTTGCGCGCCTTGCCGGGGGTCACCGGCGCGCCCGAACTCACCATCATCGCGCGGTGACCGGCATGGCAAACACAGATGATCTGGAGACGTTCTTCCCCGAGGTTCGCACCGTATCCATCGCGGGCAAAACCTTGGCGATCCCGAACCTGAAGGTGCGCCAGCTGTCGGCGTTCGCCAAGGTCAGCGAGCCGTTCATGCCACTGATCGTCACCGCAGATTACATGGCGGTGCTGACCCATCACACCGAAGCCGCCTGTCAGGCGGTGTCGATCGTCACCGGCACGGACGTGGCTTGGCTGATGGATCTTGATCCTGACGAGATGCTGCGGCTGATCTCGGCGGTCTACGAGGTGAACTTTGATTTTTTCGCCCGTCGCCTGTTGCCGGAACGCGCGGCAGCGGGCGAGCGATTGATGGCGCTGATGATCAACTGGGCTGGGGCGAAGCCTTCGCTTGGCTCGTCCGACGCGGACACCACCTCGCCGAGCTTGGCGAACTGACCGTCGCCCAGCTCGGCGCATTGTCGGCCGGGCATATTGCGCAAGACGCAAAAGACGACGCCCGCGCCATTGCAGCTATCAGTTTTGCTGTGACTCGCGACAGCCAGCAAGTCGCCGACTGGCTGCGCAACACCACGAAACCTAAGGCCTCGACACGGGGCGACCATGACGGTGCGCTGCACTGCCTTTGAGCCTGAGGAGGGCCGCTGATGGATATGACCGCCGCAATGGAACTCCGGGTCAAGAATGACCAGGCTAAGGCCGCACTGGCGGCGACCAAGGCTGATCTCAAAGGCGTGGGTGATGCTGCGAAGGGTGCTTCCGTCGAAGGAGCGAAAGTCGGCCCTGCGCTGGCCGGTGGGGCGGCGAAGGCGACTCCGGCTGTTGCAGGTCTTGAGAACAAGCTTGAAGAGTTGAAGACAGAGTTGGGCAGCGTCGTCGCCGCCGAAAAGACGGCGGTGGCACAGACGGCCGCGCTGGCAGCCCAAACTGCCTCGCTGGATGCCCATGTGACCGCAAGCGGCGGCAAAATGAGCGCGGGTGCGTATCAGGCAAAACTCATGGCCCAACAGCTCTCGCAGGTTGGCCAACAGACTATGGCGACGGGTCAGTTTGTGCAGGCATTGGCGATCCAGTTGCCTGACATTGGCATTGGATTCGGGGCCGTTGGTGGAGCTGTGGGCCTTTTAGCGGGGATTGCTTTGCCGCTGTTGGTATCAGCTTTAGGCGGCGCTGAAGAAAAGGCTCTCACACTGGATGAAGCCGTCGATAAGCTGGGTGGATCACTTGATGCCTACAAGGGTTTTGCCCAAACCGCAGCCACATCCACAGATGAGTTGCGCACGAAATTTGGTGAATATGCCTCTGACGTGAAGGGCTTCGCTGAGTTCATGAAGGGCGTGACGCTCAGCAAGTCCCTTGACGATATGAAGTTGGCGATTGATCCCCTCAAGGGTGGCCTGTCCGAAGTTGCAGAAAAGCTGGCTGTCGTTGATTCGCGAAAGAAAGCACTGTCTCTCGTTGACCCTTCGGACGTCGAGCGGATCGCCCGTTTCAATGAACAAATTGCCCGCAGCCAAGCTGAGGCAGAAAAGGCTGCGGCGAAGTACGGCGTCAGCGCTGATCAGGCAAGGCAGCTGATTGATGCGCTTGACGGTCTGGGCAATGTCGACGGCGGCAACATGACGGGACTGCGCGACGCGGCCGCATCAGCCCTCGGCATCATGCAGCAGATGGTTCCGGTTGGCTCGGAACTTCCCGCGCCTTTGCGCGATGCTGCCTCCGCGTTGAACGAAATCGTCGAGAAGACCGCCGAAGCCACCGCTGTTACAAGCGAACACGTCAGCATGGTGGATGACTTATCGGCGGTGCTTTACGCCGCCATGGAAAACGCAGGCCTGCTCGCAAGCTCTGGGCCTCAGGCGGGCTGGCTATCTGGTGCCATCAGCGATGCCACGACGCTTGCAGCCAAGCTCTGGGATGCCGCCGCTGCTGCAGCCGCCGCCGACGGACTGGATGCAGCCGGTAATCCGACCGAATTTGGCAAAGGCAGCGCTGGACGAAGGCCGCCCCGGCGTGCGCCACACGGCATTGGTGGCGTCGATTGGGGTGCTCCTCCCGCTACCAGAACCGGTGGCGGTGCGAGCGGTGGTGCCGCAAAGATTGACCCCGACAGCTTCGCCGCATTGACGAAGTCTGCTGAAGACGCGCTGGAAAAGCTGGAGAACGCGGTCGCGGGCATCCACGAGAAGGTGCGGCTCGGGCTAATGTCCACCGCCGAAGGCACCAAGGCCATCGCTTCGGCCAAGGATCAGGCCGCCAACAGCATCGCTGATCTGATCCCGAAGCTGGAAAAGGTGGCCGATGCGGCTGGCCCGAAAGCGGCAGCAGCGGTTGGTAAATGGCGGGCAGAAGTCAAAGGGCTTGTTGGCGATCTGAACGAGGCGAGCGCCGGGCTGGCGGATAAGCTCTCTTCGAACTTCGAGAAGGGATTTGCGGATTTCTTGTCGGGGGCCAAAAAGGGCAAGGCCGCGATGGCCGATTTCAAAAACTTCGTGATCCAGAAGCTGGCCGAGATCGCCGCCCAGAAGTTCACCGCTTCGATCATCACGCCGTTCCTTGACAGCCTGATCGGTGGGATCACTGGCGGCTTGTCGGGCGGAACCAGCGGCGGCACCGGCAGCATGGGCTTGCCCCAGCCTTTTGCGCTCGGCGGCGTTCCTGGTGGTCCGGGGATCAAAGCCTATAGCGGCACCGTCGTCAGCAAGCCGACTTTTTTCCCGATGGCCAAGGGCGCGGTCGTGGGCCTGATGGGTGAAGCTGGCGATGAAGCCGTGATGCCGCTTGCGCGCGATGCCAGCGGCAGGCTCGGCGTGCGCGCCTCGGGCGGCGGTGGGGGCGACGTGATTGTCAACATCACCACGCCACCGGGAACCAAGGCCACGTCGACCGAGCGTTCGCAGGGCGGCGACCGGATTATGGACGTGGTGATCGAAATGGTGGGGAATGCGCTTGCAGGCGACATCACCCAAGGTCGCGGGGCAATGTCAGACGCAATGACCAACACGTTCGGTCTCTCACGGGTGGGCCGATAATGCGCCGGTGGCCCGATGTTTTGCCGACGCCCTCGATGCCCGGATTTGGGTTGTCGCCGGTTGATCCGGCTTTGCGCACCGACATGGAGATCGGCGCGCAACGCGTGCGCCGCATCACCTTTGCGCGCAATGACCTGGTCGACATGGCTTGGGTGATGACCGACGCCGAATTCGCCGCCTTCCGTGCCTGGTGGAACGACGAGGCGTGGAGCATCGCGGGCGACAGCGAGAGCCTTGCCGGATGGACCTGGCTGAATGCGACGCGCGGCATCGGCACGGGCCTGTCGCCCGATAGTGCGATCGTGGACGGGTTGTTCGAGACCGCCGCCAATGGATTGCACCATGGCGAACTCGCCTTACCCTTGGCCGAAGCCAGCAAGACGGTGCTCTGCCGCGCCACCTTAAAGGCCGCAGGGCGCAACTGGGCGCGGCTCTCGTTCTTCGACCGCGCCGGTGTGCAGTGCTTCACCGACGTCGATTTGGCGAACGGCGTGCTGGGCCTTCAAAGCGGGCTTGTGAGCCGGACGCTAGAGTCCCGCGACAATGGCTATTTGCGGCTGACCCTGACCGCCCCGGTGGCGAGCGGCGGCAGTGCGCCTGCGATGCGGATCAGCGCGCTCTCGGCTTCGAACAACCCCAGCTACGCGGGCAATGCCGCGTGGGGTCTGGGTGTCTCTGAAGTCGGCGCGCGCATGGTCACGGGCTACGATCTGCATCTGCGTACCGGCAACGATGGCAAGGTGACGGGAGCCGCAGGCACCACGGCTTGGGTGCAGATGCCCATCGCTGTCGGGGGCGGTTTCAAGTTCGTTGAAGGCCGCTTCAAGGGGGTCTTCAAAGCCAGTGCTGGCCCTGCGCTGAACTGGGATGTCACCGCCCAGATGGAGGTGCGCAGTGCCTGATTTGATCGTAACTATCTCGGCTGCGTCAGGACTGCGTATGAGGGTTGAACAGCACTTAGATGCCAGCGGTCAGCAGATCGTCGGCATTTGGGTTGAAGAGTCGCGCGACCCCGCACTCATTGGCGCAAGTGTTGAAGCCGAGATCGCTGCGGCGCTCGACAATGGCGGCAACGCAGTTCGGGAAGAGTTTGCCAAGCATTTCGGCACGGGCTCCAGCATCCCGAAAAGTGAGGGTGATACCGATGCCTGATCCGACGCTCTCTGCAGCGATCCAAGAAGCCTATGCTTCGGCCCCGGTGAACCAGGTGATTTATCACACGCTGGAGCTTTGGCATCCGGCCTTCAGCCAACCCATCCGCGTCGTGCGCGACTTCAACGCGCTGGATGCGCGCATCGAGGCCGGGGCCGCCCGCGATCCGGGGGCGATTGTCACCTTCGTGGGCTTTGCCTTTGACATTGTGCCGCCCGATCAGACGAGCAGCGGTTTGCCGCAATGCACCATCGAGATTGATAACGTCAGCCAAGAGATACTGGCGCAGATCGATCTGGCCGTGGTGACCGCCCAGCCGATCACGGCGATCTATCGCTCTTACCTGTCCGATACCCTCACCGTCGGCCCGGACAACAACCCGCCGATGGAACTGACGCTGATCACGGTCAACGCCAACCCATTCCGGCTGAAGGCAACGGCGGGCTTTCCAGACCTGGTGAACTTGCGTTTCCCCAAACTCGACTATGATCTGGAAACCTTTCCGGGGTTGCAGCCATGACCGCGCATTGGGCGAGCACTTACATCGGGCGTCCGTGGAGCCGCAGCTTCACTTGCTGGCATTTCTGCGCGCTGGTCTGGCAAGAGCGGTTTGGCATCGCTGTGCCGCTGATCGAGATCGATGGCGCCGATCCACGCGCCACGCGGCGCGAACTCTCAAACTCGGTCGAGCGGCGCGGTTGGGTTGCTGTGGCAACTCCGGCTGAGGGCGACGGCGTCATGATGGCGAAAGGCGCGATGCCGTGTCACGTCGGCATCTGGCTGAGCCTTGGCGGTGTGCTGCACTGCGTTGAAGGCGCGGGTGCGATCTTCACCCCGACCGCGCGGCTGGCTGATCTTGGCTATTCTATATGCGGCACCTATCGGCGGGTGGCCGCATGAAAGCGCAATGCCTGACCATCTATAATCCGTTTGACCCCCTCGGCAGCCGCGTCGTGCAAGAGGTCCGTCGCCCGCTACGCCTGCGCCGACTGGCCCCGCCCGGCTCGGCTCCCTGCATTGCCGTGCTGAATGGTCGGCCGATTCTGCGATCGGAATGGAGGCGTCGCATGCGGCCCGGCGATCAGCTCGTGTTCTGCATTCTGCCGCGCGGCGGCGGCGGTCAGGGCGGCAGCAACCCGCTGCGCATGTTGCTCATGCTCGCGCTCACTGTGCTCGCTCCGCAGTTTGGTGGCTGGCTGTTGGGCGACACCCTCGCAGGCACCGCGATCTTCGGCAGCTTCACTTGGGGCAATGCCGTTGGCTTGGCCGGGATGCTGGTGGGTCAAGCGGTGATCAATGCCTTGATGCCGATGCCGACCCCGAAGCAGCTGCCGTCCGCCTCACCGACCTATGCCATCGGCGCACAGGGCAACATCGCGCGCATCGAACAGGCAATCCCGGTGCAATACGGCCGCCTGTTGGCTTGGCCGGATTTTGCCGCCCAGCCCTATGCCGAATACGCGGGCAACGATCAGTATCTCTATCAGTTGCTCTGCCTTGGCTGCGGCGAGTTCGACATCGAGCAGATCCGCATCGAGGACACGCCGATCGCGAACTTTTCTGAAATCACCTACGAGGTCATCGCACCGCACGGCCAAGTCACGCTGTTTCCGACCAATGTGATCTCCTCGGTTGAGGTCTCGGGGCAAGAGCTGCCGGGGCGCAAACAGGGCACCTATGTCCGGTCCGGCACCACCATCACCGTGACGGAAACCGCGCACGGCCGCGCGGTGGGCCAAGCGGTGCAACTCTCGCCTACCACCGCCGATGCGCCGACCGAGATCTATGCCATCGCAACTGTGCCGACGGCCGACACCTTCACCGTGGTGGCCCCCAGCGGCTCGGGCTCGGGCGTGATGTATATCCGCACGGTGGTGGGCGGCATTGACGGCTTTATCGCGTCAGATGCCGGAACGCTTGCCCGTCGTTTGGCCGTGGATATCATCTGGCCGCTCGGGCTGTTTGATGTCGACGGCAGCGGCAACCCGAAAGACATCAGCTCGCATCTGGTCATTCAGGCCCGCCGCGTCGACGACAACGGCCTGCCGATCTCGGCGTGGTACAATGTCATCGGGCAGATTGTTACCGACCGCACAGTGACGCCGAAGGCGATGTCCTATGACTGCAACGTGCCAGCGGGGGCAGGGCGCTACCGGGTCCGCGCTTACCGGATCGATGCAAAATCGACCGCGTCAAACACTGGCCATCAGATGATCTGGTCGGGCCTGCGCTGCTATCTGGCTGAGACGCAGGATTTTGGCAACGTCACGCTGATCGCCATGCGGATGCGGGCCACCAACAACCTTTCCGCCCAAGCCAGTCGCCGCATTGGTGTGGTCTGCACCCGCAAGATCCCGGTCTGGAATGGCGTGAGTTGGTCTGCACCCGTCGCCAGCCGCTCCATCGCTTGGGCGATTGCCGACGCCGCCCGCAATGCCGAGTATGGCGCGGGACTGCCCGACACCCGCCTCGACCTCGCGGCGCTCTTGGCCCTCGATGCGCTCTGGACTGCACGCGGTGACACCTTCAATGGCCGCTTCGACTCCGCCTCGAATTGGTGGGAGGCGGTCTCGAAGATTGCGCTTGTCGGCCGCGCACGCCTGTTCATGCAGGGCGGCCGGTTGCGCGTGGTGCGCGATGGGCCGCAGACCCTGCCGGTGGCGCTCTATTCGATGCGCAACATCAAGAAGGGCTCTTTCTCGATCGACTATCTTCTCGCCTCCGAGCAGACCGCCGATGCGCTGGAAGTCTCCTACTTCGACGAGGTCAAATGGTCGCCGCGCCGGGTCAAGGCGGCGCTGGCAGGCAGCAGCCTCGCACGGCCGGTGAAGATGGAATTGTTTGGCGCGACCAACCGCGATCAGGTTTACCGCGAGGGGCTCTATCACGCCGCCGCCAACAAATACCGCCGCCGCATGGTGCATTTTGCCACCGAGATGGAAGGCTTCATCCCCTCGATCGGCGATCTGATCGCGATCCAGCACGATATGCCGGGCTGGGGCGCGCATGCCGAAGCAGTGGCTTGGGATGCTGGTACCAGAACGCTCACCCTCACCGAGCCGATGATCTTTGGCGCGGGCAGTTATTACATCGGCATGCGCACGGCAGGCGGCGGTGTCAGCGGCCCTTGGCTGGTCACGGCCGGGCCATCGCCGGAGATCGTCGTGCTGACCGATACCCCCGATATGACGCCCTACACCGGCTCCGACCGCGAGCGCACCCATGTGGTGTTCGGCAAAGCCGAGACCTGGCGCACGCTGGCCAAGGTCACAGCGATCAAGCCGCGCGGGCTTTACGAGGTCGGCATCGACGCTGTGACCGAAGATCCATCGGTGCATACCGCCGACACCGGGGTGACCGCCGCGCCGATTGTCACATCGATCCTGCCGCGCGTGGTCACCATCCCCATTGTAACCGGCCTGATGGCGCGCCGCATTCCGGGCGACAATAGCCGCGCGGTGCTGGCGTGGCGACCGGCAGTCGGCGCAGTCACCTATCAGGTCGAGATGGCCCCTGGCATTGATCCGAGCGACCCCACAGTCAGTTGGACCCGCACCGCCGATACCACCGCCACCAACTTCGTTCTGCCGCTTTTGTTCGCATCGCAAACCCTGATCCGGGTGCGCGGCACGGGGCTGACCGCTGGGCCGTGGATGGCGGCTGCCTTGGGCACGCTTATTCCGAACATGTGGAACACCGATGCCACCGCGATGTGGACCCTGAACGCCAACCCGATGTGGAGCAGTTAAGATGGCCGTGCTACCCCCTTCATCCGACTTTACTGGATCAACCGTCACCGAAGGCCAGTTCAAAACCGCCCTCACTGGCCTGCGCGATTTCTTGTCGGGCTTGCTCGGCGCGGATGGTCTGACCGCCACAGCGCTGGCGAGCTTGGGCGCCATGGGGGCGGCCATCGTCGCCAAAACCGCCGCCTACACCGTGGTGGTCGGCGACCGCGGTAAAGTGCTGGATTGCTCGAACACTTGGACACTGACCTTGCCTGCCGCAGCCACGGCCGGGACGGGGTTTTCGCTGCTGATCCGCAATGGCGGCAGCGGTATCATCACGCTGGACCCCAACGCGGCCGAGCTGATCAACGGGGCTTCGACCGTCCCTCTCGCGGCCGGGCAATCCACACTCCTCGTCTGCACTGGCACGGCTTGGGTCACGGTAGGCGCGGTGGGCAGCGATGCAGCGGCGTTTCTGGCCATCACCGGCACGGCGCTGCAATCCGCCCTCGATGACACCACAGTCGGGCGGATCATGAAGGTCGGGGCCTTCGGCTGGGGCATCAACAACACCGGACCCACGGCACTGACTGATCTCGATGCCAACCGGGTCAGCGGCTTGTTCTTCTGGGCCTCCACCGCCACAGGTGCGCCGGAAGTGGCGAATGGCGTGGTGCTGCATATGACTAAGTTCGCCGGGGTCACCCAGAACGGATCGCAGCAGCAAATCGCCTTCTCGGCATCGGGCACGGTGTTTTTCCGCTCGTCGAAAAGCACCGGGCTTTGGAGCGCGTGGACCAGTTTGCTGCAGGTCAGCACGGCTGGGCTGATGACGCTTGCGGGCAATGCCACCGGCGCGTTGGCCATTACCATTGCCGACGATGCCGTCGGCATCATCACTACACCGCGCCAAGGCGGCTTTGCGGACATCACTTGTGCTGGGGCCACCGCGAGCCCGCTGCCTGACTTCTCGGGGCAGGTGTATTTCGACGCGGGCACCACGCTGCAAATCATCAAGGGGGCTGCCTTCACCGGGCTTTCCGCGTTCTTCAATGTGGTGGCCACTGACGTGCTCGGCACCACCGGCACCGATGCTTACGTCACCGTGGCGGTGCAAGCCGGTGTCCTGAAAATCGAAAACCGCTCCGGTGCTGCGCGCACTTTCCAAGTCACCTTCAGCTGAGGTCCGCCCGATGATTGCCACACAAATCGACGCCACGACATGGATGGTCACCGAAGGCGAAACCGACCTCACGCCGGGTCAGCAGCACCGCGTGGCGCTGCCTGCCGGGAGCAGCTCGGCCGCCGCCGCGATTGCCTTGGTGCAGTCGATGTTTGCCCCGGAGCCCGTCTTGTCCCCTGAAGCAAAAGCCGCCGCCGAACTTGCCGCCCGTCGCAGCAATATGGTGTGCAGCCCCTTGCAGGGCCGTCTCACGGCCGGGCCTGCGATCTGCGCCGCACTGGATGCCACGGCCTCTGATCCAGCCACGCCTTGGGCCATGCGCGTGGCCATCCAGAACGCCCGCGAATGGCGGCGGACCTCGCAGACCATCGACGAGATGGCATGGTTGTTGGGCTTCGATCCTGCGCAAATGGACAGCCTGTTTGAAGCGGCAATGACCGTGGCTGTCTAAAGCAAAACCAGTCTCCTTTTAAGGAGGCCGGGGGGTGCGCTAACACCCTCCAGCACGGGGACTATCCGCCAAGACAAGCCCCGCCGACCAGATTAACATTATGGCCGCTCCACCCCTCGAGAGGCGCGGCGAACTTGGGTCTAAACTACATGCCGGATCAAGAGATTCGTTGCTGCGCTTGCGCGCGGTTGCTATTTAAAATGCAGGCAGGGGCGCTGGTTGGCACCCTTTCCGTGAAGTGCCCGCGCTGTCGGGCGTTCAATCATCTGAGGCCTTCGAGCCCGAACCCAGAGCGCACGCCTGCGCCAGACCCGTTCGGAGCCAAAACGTGAAGCCACAGACCCTCTCGCCGATCACACCCGTCCGCCCGGTTGCCCCATGGCTGGGCGGTAAGCGCAACCTTGCAAAACGCATCTGCGCGCTGATCGACAATGATACAAACCACACGACCTATGCCGAGCCTTTCGTCGGCATGGGCGGGATATTCTTGCGACGGACACGATGTCCGCGCGCAGAGTTCATCAATGATCGCGGTCGCGACGTCTACAACCTGTTCCGGGTGCTGCAGGAGCATTACGTCGCCTTCCTCGACATGCTGCGCTTCCAGATCACCACGCAGGCAAACTTCAACCGCCTGGTCGACGTTGACCCCGAAACCCTGACCGATTTGCAGCGCGCAGCGCGCTTTCTTTATCTGCAAAAGCTGGCCTTCGGTGGCAAGGTTTCTGGCAAGAACTTCGGCCTCTCAATGGATCGGCCGGGGCGGTTCAACCTGACCACGCTGGAGCCGGATCTCGAGGCCCTGCACAGCCGTCTTTCCGGCGTGACGGTGACCTGTCTGGACTTCGCCGATTTCATCCGCCGCGTGGATCGGCCTGAGACGCTGTTCTATCTCGATCCGCCCTATTGGGGCTGCGAGGGCGACTATGGCAAGGCGCTGTTTGCCCGCGAGCGGTTCGAGGAACTTGCGACCGTTCTAGGGGGCTTAAAGGGGCGTTTTATCCTGTCTTTAAACGACGTGGACGGCGTGCGCGAAACCTTCAAAGCCTTCCGATTTCGCGAGGTGAAAACCACCTATACCATCGCGGCAAAAGGGGCGGCACCGGAGCGGGCAGAGGTGCTGATTGCGAACTATGACCTAGGCAGCATTTGAGAGCTGTCGTCCTGAGATTGGGAACCAGATCGCACTTGCTGAAGTTATGTAACTGCACTCCAAATCTGTCGTGAGTGGCGGAGTGTAAGGCGCGTCGAATCGAGCCCTCGAGTTCGGCGCGCCTTTTTGCCAAAGCAGCAGCTCGGCGGAGGCCTTACATGATGAACAGGTAAAGCGCCCCGGCGAGAACGCAGTTAAATGTGAACAACACGACCGACAGGCGGACGTCATCCATAGCGATTCCCCCTTTTCATGCCGACAATTTATTCTGCGCGCGCCTCTTTTGATTGCAACAAAGACCGCGAAACATCGGCAAATTCTGGCTCATTTCCTGCGCGGCGACCGTCTGGCTGGACCGATCCGCTGCAGCCGGTAACGGCGTGGTGCCAATGGCTGCAGCGCGCGTGGCGCATGCTGAAGGCAGAACTGATGGGGTGAAAGGGGCGTTTAAACGGGGCTTAAATGCCCCGTTTAATGGGTGCGCGAAACCTTCAAAGCCTTCCGATTTCGCGAGGTCAAAACCACCTACACCATCGCGGCCAAGGGGGCGGCACCCGAGCGGGCCGAGGTGCTGATCTCGAACTATGAGCTGGGCGGGTTTTGACTGTGTGAAACCACCCTTTAAACAGGGCTTAAATGCCCCGTTTATTTTTCAAAATCTAACACGCCGTTCGCTGCAAGTCGCAGTTGCGCAACAGCATCATAACGGTGCTAAGATGCCTGTTCATGGAGGTGCTCAATGGGATTTGATGATTTTTTCGGTCTAACCTTAGGTGTGCAAGTGGCACTCGGTTCGGGCTACCTAGCATATTCCACCGCCTATGCCGGGCTTCGGCGTGATCACGGCACTGAAGACGCAATTTTCATCTCGTTGGCGTTTGGCGCACTTGCAACACTTGTATTCTCGATTTTGGAACCTTTCGGGAAGTGGTGGCAGTCGATAGGTGCGTTGCTCATTTGCTTGGTCGTCGGCAGCGCTTGGCGCATGTTCGCGCGCGGTTGGTGGCATAAAATTTTAGCATTTTTCGGAGTTCATCGGGAAGATGGCGTCCATTCGCCATGGCACGCTCTCATTCACGCAAAATATAAGGTAGGTCAGTTCTCTGTGCACACTAAGAACGGCCGTGTGCTTTATCTGAATGACAGGGCTGCATTTCACGGCTTGCCCTGGGACGGCTTATATCTTGGTGGAGATGGTGGGGTTGTGATGGTGGTGGAGGAGGAGGAGCTTCCCGACGGCACCACCGAACAACGTGCGGGCATCAAGGATACTGCATGGGGAACGCGCTTGACCTACATTCCAGCGGACGAGATCGAGCGCGTCAATATCCGTCTCAAATAG